GGTCGCTCTAGTATATAATACATTACCTTCGCTATCCGTAATTGCTATTCTAACATGTGTATGAGTATGTTGGCCATTTTCAACTATTCCTTGAAGAGATATATTTGCTAAATCACCATCGATATTACTAATAACTGAATCTAATATTTCAGTTTGTGATAAATCTCCACTAACTTGTTTACCTGATTCTAAAAATACAGTAATACGAGCGCCTTCTATATCAGAAGATACTATTCGAACTGGAGATTGGTTACCATACTTACTAGAACCATCACCCTCAAATTGTTCTAATGTAAGGGTTGACAAACTACCACTGTGTCTAGTTAAATTCATTTTAGGACCTATACTAAACGGATTACCACCATCGTCAGTACCAGTAATATTACCTGGCATTTTAAATACTACAAGATCATTAGTATTAATAGGGTATAAATCTGAAGTGATTTCAACTTTGGTGGTAAGGTTAGGACCTGTTGTTTGAGTATCGTTATCGAAACCAACATTTACTGTAGATGACCATTCGTGACCATTGGTTAAACCAATATAAATGTCTCCCTCAATCCTTATATTGGAAAAACCTCCTCCTAGGGTTGTAGTGTCAAATCCTAATTCTATATAATCTCCTTGACTTAATCCAGAAGTAGCTAATGCGTTTGTAAAAATAACATCTTGGTTTGACGTAAATGAAATTGCCTGACCTGTTAAAGGATTAACAGCAGATCCAATAAAAAACCAATTAGTATAAATCCATGAACCACCATTTATTCTATATTTAGGTCTTATAGTAGGAGTATTAGGGCTACTAGGATTTTTTTTAAGATCTCTAATTTTTATATATGGATAAACAGTTGAAGGAGGATTGAATAGTACTTTATCTGAGGTATAGTTTAATGAAAAATACCCAGCGTCTATACCATGTCCAAAATATATTTTACCATCCCTAATATCTGTACCATCAGCATTATTAGCAGTTTCAAAATATGCTCCTTGGTTAGCTTCAGAAAGTGGATTTGATGTTCTTGTATCTGATTCAAGGACAAATATCTTACTATAATTTGTACTACTAATATTTACGGGTATTTGTTCTAGAAAGTTTCCAGCATTAATTGAACCGTTATTATTGCCATCAACAAATTCGAATGATATGCCATCATAATAATCAGATGGATTGTCATTTATTAATCGAGTAAAAGGAACACCTTTATATCCAAAGAAAGGAGTATCGCCAGCTGAACCCGTAAGTAATACACCACCGTCATTTTGGGTAAGGGCTCCTCCATCATTAAAACCATCAACAGCTATATTTTCACCACTTAAATTAAAATTAGTGTTATCTTCGAAAGTAGCTGTGGTTACCCCTATATAATTACTTGCTTGTAGTCTTAACCAATTTTCACTAAAATGAGTAGTAGTAGATGGTGCGTCTATATCAAAAGATGCTGTGATAAATTTATTAGAACCAAGTATAAAACTTTTGCCACTAGGAGAGTATTCATATATACTAGCGGTTGAATCAGTACCTACGTCTAACGTAGTATCTTCATAAAGTACAAATTCATTCGTATTTCCTGTTCCATCAAATGGTGCTTGGGGATGAAGTGATTCAGATGCTATTCTACCTGCTTTAAAGGGATCGCCATAAGTTCCGTCAGGTGCTGATCCTATCTCTATAGTGTACGAATTATCAGAAGAATAAGTGTCTGTTTCTAACGTTAAAGTACTATCTGCTTCAATTTGAGCTTTTATATTTGTATAGGCGCTTCGCTCATCACCAAAAATTGAAAGACCAAATACCATTAATTCTTCGTTAAAGAAAGAAGTATCTGCGGTAAATGTTTGAACGTCTGACGTTATACCCGCTCCCACAATACTAGCGTTATAATCAGATGCTTTTAAAGTTATAGTGGCTGTATTTTCTGCTAATGTGGTAAATCCTGCTCTAGTTTGGTCTGGTCGAGTAATTGTAACTATACCTTGTTCGTAAAATACATTACCTACAAAGGGAGAACCAGTTTTAGTATCGTATATGTTAGATACTTCGTCTGCGGACAGTGCTTTACTAAATATGTTAATTTGAGAAATTAACCCACCTGCTGGATCAATACCTCCTCTAGTGCCACCTTTACTTCCTATAAATAAATCTGCTTTGGTTTTACAAGCTACTGTTGTATCTGCAGCAGAAACTGGTGAACTGCCATCTTTATAGATTTTTAATGTTGCTCCGTCTTTTACAAACGTGTAGTGAGTTAATCCAGAAGATAAAGTAGTAGTAACTTGACTAACATTGTCTGGATCTTTTCTTCTAAATACAAGTGTTGTCCCATTAGCGAAAATTTCAAATGGTGATGACGGACCAGCGTCTACTTCTTGTTTTCCAAAGCTACCTGAATTTTCAGTGCTTTTGGGGAAAGTAGGACTGTTAGCTACTGTTTTGGTAAATGATTTAGAGAAAATATATCTAGTACCTGACGTAGATTCAGGATCGTACCAAAAACAAATTGTAAAATCTTCGTCCCCAAAATTATAATGGTTACGGTGAGCGACTTTTACGTATCCTGTATTTAGGTTAATTCCTGTAAATCCGGCTAAATCGCCCGACATGTCTTCTATAGAACAACTAATATATTCTACTGGGTTAGTAAATAACGAATCGTCATATGTGTTGTCGAAATATGAATCGGGAGAATTTACTAAAGGAAGATTATTGGCTAAATTAATAGTTAAATCTTTGTGTCTATATCCGTAAACTGGACCTAAGTAAAAAACTCGATCTTTTTGTTCTGGAAACTGAGATAAAGCGGTGCTACCTATATATAAGTTACCTTTACCGTCGTCTCTATAAGCCCCAACTTGTAAAGTTTCTTTTTGAATTCCGTTACCTATATCTTTTTGGGATATAGAAATTATTTTAACGTCTTCAAATAAATGTTTTTCTTGATTAACGTAATTTAAACCACCGTTAAGGCTACCTAATTTAAAAGGTGCTTCTCTATAGAATAAATGGTCTAACTGGAAAAACTTTTTGTGATTATTAGGGTCGTTAGAGGTTAACGAATATGTATCTTTACTAGCTGAACTGTAACTACTGTCATATAAGGTATAAGTGGAATTACCCTCAGTATAAGATTTATGCGCTTCAAACGCTAAAATCCCTGCATCTGAAGCTTTCAGCTTTTTGTATACAAACATTAATAATCAAGTTTAACTTTTATTAAGGCTTCTTTTGTGAAATCTTTTGTTATTGGTTGACTTAATTTAGCAACCGCTAATAATTCATTCGCATCATTATATAGTCCTACGGTTGTAATATAAGTAACTGGGTTATCCACCATAGATGTGAAATTAACGTTACCGTTTGCATCTATAAACGATGGGTTTGTTGTATAGTTAAATTCTTTGTTTTTAGCTCTTACAAAATAGAATTGGGAAGAAATATTTTCTTGGGTATCTAAAACAAATTTGGCCCCAGCGTTAATAGCAGCTGTTAATATAGTATGAGTATCTGCTACTGATGTGTTTTGTTGCCTTAAAGCAGTTATATCACCTGTAGCACTACCATTATATAATGCATCTGGATTTAAAATTATTATACCTGCGTCAGGATAAAATAAACCATAACTACCACTGTCTGTTTGGGCTATATTAGATCCAGACATAATACCGTTAGAACCGGAAACGACGTTATATTGTCTGCCTAGATTTGTTAATACTGCACTCCCTGAACGTGTTGCTGAATCGTCTGTAAGGTTTACACCTCCATCGAGGGTTAAGTTTAAAGAACCTAACCTTAAAGATTGCTTATATCTCGCTCTATTTACATTAATTACAAATATATCTTGGGGTTCATAACCACTAAATGTGAAATTGCGATTTTCATCTCCGTAAACTAATGAACGATATTGCCCATAAATTGATCTAGCAGATGAATAACCCGTATCAGATGTAGTATAATCAAGAGACCCACTTCCAGCTACGTGTCCATATGATATAGAATATTGGGTTTCAGAATTATATAAAACATCTAGAGTAAAAGCATTACTACTAGTTGCAGAAGTATAATCTGTAGATTCTAATGTGTAACCAGCTCCTAGGTCAGTAGTATTGTTAGTCCAGGTTGATGTAAATACTTTTTCTGTAGTGATTACTACGTCGTCGGATGAAAATCGTGTATATGTCGCCATGTTATATTAATTATCTTACTGTACCTTCTACGTCTTGAGTTGCGGTTACAGCTAGTACTTCTTTTGAAATTTCAACGGGAATTGTTGTTCTGGCGCCACTGTCTCTACCTTCAATTATTAAACTAGTTAACAAAGTAGTTGCGGTACCGAATAATGTTTGCGCGTTAATCGCAGTGAGTGTGAATGAGGACCCAATTGCTGTTTCAGCAACAGCTGAATTAGAGAATGGGCGAACTCTAGCAGACGTGCCTTTTTGGCTAGTTGCTGTAAATTTAGATAATAATCTTCTATCTGCAATAGTTGCAATATATCCATTTGGTTCTTTAAGGTTTGATTGACCGCTGAAGTTAAGAGTTGTTGGGTTAACAACAGTGGTTGAACCAAGAGAAAGGGTAATTTTAGCAGTGTTCGCAGTAACTACAGGCATAGCTGAAGTACCTCTAGGTAGAGTTACTAATTTACTTTTTAAAATTGCCTGATCGTCAGGGATAGCTTCCAACATTGGAAGGTTTTCAATCGCTTCACCTGAGTATGCTGAACCGTTTGAGTGGTTTTCGTTGTATAAGGTGTAATCGATTTCGTCGTCACCTAAAGCGAATTGGGTGATTTTAAAAGAGCCGTCTTGTCTTGCAAGAGCTTCGCGGCCTTTTTTAGTAAGAACTGCGTCTACTATAATAGTTGAGTTATCTAAATATCCCATTGAGTTTATTTTTTTATAAATATAAGGGTTTTATGGAAATGTTATTTTAATTGCTTAAATTCGTTATCAGGTGCGGGAGGTAATGGAATACCTAGTGGAACACCAGCTTTAAACAAATAATACGTTAAATTTTTCTTAATGTGAGGGTGTAAATTTTCGGGAATAATTACGAATCCTCGTTGACCAATACCGTCTTTAAGGTGTTCATTTTTAGGTAGATTAAGAAGAAGAGATGGGTTTGAATCATCTAATAATGAAATTATTAGACTACCCGTTGCAAAATTAGAAGGTTGAATACGTGAAATAAAAGCATCACCTGGACTACCCCCTAATTTATTATGGTAGTTTTGGGGTAAATTTCCTAAACTAGTATTAGTATGTAATTCTATTTGATTAACTAAAGATATAAAAGAAGAAGTAGCATAAGTAATTTCAATAGTAGATAATAAATTAATATTTTCATTTAAAGAACCCCTGCCTATATAACTACCTGATTCATTAGTATATATAGGTTTAAGGTTAGGTGTTGTTGGGTTTTCAAAATTTGAAATAGGATGGTATTGCGATAAGGTTCCAAATAATTTTTTATCTCCTATATAACTAGAATTAGCTTTATAATTAAAAAAGTCTGTAAAAAATGGGGTTAATTTTTCTAAATCTACAGAACTGGCTATGGTATAACCAGGACTTAATGATACATCTTCACCAACAAAAGAACCTGTATACCATGTAGTATATAATTCAGTATTAAATAAACTACTAGTATATTGGGAGGTACCTAATACTCCACCTAAATAAAAAGATCCTGTGAGAGAAGAAGTGTTAGGGATCCAGTTTCCTCCAGCACCACCATAATAAGTACCTGTAGTTGTACTTTGTGTTAGATATCCTATAAGAGAATATGTTTGTACTGCAGTATCGGGGATAATATGGTAAGGGGGAGATTGGAGGTGGAGAATTTTTTGTAATTGTCCTTGGTTAAAAAATATGGTATAACGATCTTTTAAATTAGTTTTAATAGATTCATCATTTACAATAACCTTACAACCACTTCCCTCAGGAAAATCTTCGTAAAATGCTCTATAAAATCCGCGTCTTTCGTCAAAATTATCTTTTTTACTTTCTAAACGATTTGTAGTAACAGTATCATCGTCATTTATAGTGTAGTAAGTATTTGTTTGAACGTATGAAAATTGAGGAAAATTAACAAGTTTTGGATTTTCTTCACCTGTATCTGTGATACCATTACCCCAGTATATGTTTCGAGAATATTTTTGAACAGCAGGACCACCGTGAGTAATATCACCTACAGTTTTTCTATTTAAGACTTGGGTTTTGGTTTGACACCCCTCATAACGTGATAATTTCCACGCTTTGGTTTCTAAATTAGCGTCATTTAATTCTATAGAATATTCTTTAGAACCTGTAGTAACTGCTGTAAAAGTTGGGGGATTTTGTGGTAAAGCCATTATTGTCTATTTTCTGCTACTCGGTAATATTTACTGCTTAATCTTCCATAGACGAAATTATTTTCAAAAGTCCCTCCACTTCCGTCAAGTACTTGTTCAACGTCTATAGAACATGTGTGTAATAAATACTCAGCTTCTATACTACCTGTGGTAGAAGTATAATTTATATCTGGAAAAGAAATACGCGAAAAATCAGTAGCGTAGTAGTTTAATTTTGGTCTTTCTAAATAGTGTGGCTCAATTACTAAACCAGTTTTAAGGTTAGCTTTTGCCGGAACAAATTCTTCAATAATTTTAAATACTGTGTGATCGAAATATTGAATGGTTTTTAAGTAATCCCAAAAATTATATCTACGTTCAATTTTTAAATCGGCGTAAGTATCTCTTAATGTCTTTAAATCAGGATATTCGCTACCGGTTAAATGGCTAGGATTACCAATGTAATCGTCTAATCTAAATCCACCTAATGTGTGAATTATATCTTCGTTAATTTCAAAAGTTGGCGAGAAAAATACACCTAAATTTGAAAAATCTTGTGGTTGGCGATCTAAAGTAGATTCTTCAGCTCGTACAGTAGGCGAAAGTATATTGTCTGCTATAGTACCTTGATCGTATCTTACTTTTTCAGACGCCATTGACGAACCAACAGTGTCAGGAGTAGAAATAAAGTGGTTATAATCGACTTCAACGTATGATAAATCACCTACATTTGCTTGTGCTGCTATTTTTAAAGATCCACCACCTATATATGAATTTCCTGATTGATCGGGGAAAATTAATCCAGCTGTTAATGTATCTTCTTTTAAATTGGCACCTAAGGGGGCGTAATATTTTAAATTATCTAAATTACCACCATTATCTGCTATTATATTGGGGTCTTTAGTATGGATTTCACGAGTAGCTGCGTTTAATTCTTCGTCATAATATTTAAAATTTTGTAAATAAAGACTACCGCTTTCATTAGTAAAATTTTGCATACCAGATGACGGACCAAATTTGAGGTTGGTTGTATTAAATTGTACAGTGTCACTTTCTTCAATGTATTCTCCATCTATATAAGTGGTAGCTTTTATATCAACCGCTTCGTATCCTCCTATATTAGTACCTTTGTTTAAATAAAAAGTAATAGGTAATCCAGTGTAATAAGGAAAATCTTCATCTAATAATAATTTAAAAGGATTAAAAAGTCTTAATTTTCCTGATTCTTCATAAATAGATGACGACTCAATATAAAGGTAAGCGGCATCTGCACCGTTAGCGTCAGTTAATATAACATTTTTTTCTCCTACTTTTTGTGGGATTATAGTAAACTCAATAGTACCCGCTTGTGGTAAAGTAAATTCTAAAGGAGATACACTATTTAAAGTACTAACATGGAGAGCTTTTTGTAACTTAGGGTATTTAAATGTTCTAAATCCTGTTTTATCTGCTGCGGGACCACCATATTCTTTAACGTGGAGAATACTTTCAGGAATACCGTAACACGCTAAAAGAGCTTTAACACCACGTTCAGTACCTTTGGTTTTTAAAAGATATGGTGCGTTGTGGTATAAACGTTTCCAAACTTCTTTTGATATATCGCCTTTGGGAGTAGATTCATTTGAACCTGTAACCATAGTTTGTCCTGAAGGGGCTTGGTAAACAAAATTATCGCTACCTTGATCAGCTGCTAACAAATATTCAAATAAATTAGCGTTTTCAAATTGATCAAACGCTGGAATACCTCTTTCTTTTAGTGCTTCAAATACAAGATCCTTTGAAATACCTTCGGTTAAACTATTGTGAGCAATGTTTTTATCTGTAATGTTTTCAATATAAAGCCAAATATTATCAAAATATTGGCCTATCATATCGACAAATGTTACCATATGCTCGTTTTGGTCGTTATCTATTATATACTGCGGTAAAGTATTTCTTAATATGTAAGAATTAATACCGTCATAATCTTCAGCGTTTTCTACGTTAGTATTAAACCACGTAGTAGCTTCTGAAGCAGTTGTAGAGTATAAAGTATACGGTTTAGAATCGTTAGACTTAGGCCAAGCGTATGTTCCACTTTCATAGTAAAGATAACGCTCGTACCCATCAAAATTTTGAATGATTTGGTTTTTTAATCCTTCATTTTGTTGCCTTAAATTAGCAGTAACATAAGCAGGGGTCAAACCCTCCATATAGGCGCTTCTAGAAGTATATAATTCTATTAACTCTAATTTATATTTAAAATTTCTTAAACGTTCTTCAGCGGAACTAAAATGGATAAATTTGTCGTAAACATACCCCGAATCAGTATTGGGGTTATCGTATTCTACAGAAATAGGAATACTAGCTGAAAGTGCGTTTAATACGTTATTTAACGAACCACTTGAACTATACGATAATATATCGTTATAAGCTCTATAAGTTGTAGGAATACTTGAATTTAATCTAGTGTCGATTCTTAAGTTTGGGCCTCTTAATTCTGTTGAACTAACAGTAATTTCAGGCGTACCTAAATCTACTCTATAATTTATAGGATTTGTGAGTTCTTCAATTATTCTAAATTGAGTTTTCTCACTGTATGTGTTAGGGAGTGGTTCGTATAACTTGATTAAAAAGCTGTTGTTTTGGCCTTGTTCAGCTATAAAATTAACACCAGTTAATACAATGTCGTCGCCTAAATTTAGCGCAAAATCCTTGAAATACGTAACTCCCTCGTCTGTGTCACCGAGTTCGGCGATAAACTGATTTGTTGCGAATATAAGCGAAGAAAGGTTTTCTTCGTTTTTAATTTTAACTCTTAATTCTGTTCTACTTGGTGAGATAGTGTTAATATAGAACAGGTTTTCAAGAGTATTTGCAATTTTTCTTCTGTGAAAATTAACTCTTAAATTATATTCACCAGTATTATATCCTAAATCGCGTAAGGCTTTATCAGGATTAAATGTAATTTCATTATAATAGCCTTCCGCGTCATCTATACTAGGAATTTCGTAGTCTTCAAAATTGTAAATTGAATCTAATAACTTGCCATTAAGATCATAAATGTGTAATTCAACACAGTCTTCTTGCCTTCCGAATCTACGGACTAATTCTTTTTCTGTAAGAAGATTTTTATCTTCAGGACGAATTTGTTCTAATATTTCTCTAGATTTTACAGTCATTAGTCGTCATTTTCAAGGTCATCAAAGATATCTTCAAGTTTTTCACGAGCTCTTCTATTTTGATTAGGATTAGCACCGTCAGCTTCGACATCATAAATAGCGTCTCTTAAGACAATAATATACATTTCGTCTTCATTTAATTCGCTAGATTGAGAAATTAATTCTTGTATTATATCTAGTTTAAATATTTTATCTATAATATTAGCTGATCTATTTTGACGTGCATTTGACCCTGATGTTTGTTCTTCTGCATCGATTTTTAACTTTTCTAAGATTTCTGCTTTAGATATTATTTTAGAATTTTTAATTTCGTCTGAATCTTCATCAGGTAAAATATCGACTAGTAAACTTCCTACAGCTACTTGTTCAAAATTATCTAATATATTTTCTATTTGGCCTTTTCGCCTACTTATTCTATCAATCTCTTGTTTTATAATTTTTATTTCATCATTAATAAAGTCAACTTCAGCTTGTTGTTCTGGAGTAAGTGTAATAGAGGCTGCTCCACCAGCACCTCTAAGTGATTTAGAATCTGTATTTTTACCTGAATATCTAGCCATTACCCACCTGTGATTTGTTGTTTACGTTTTCTAAGATTTTCTAATTTTTCTTGTAAAACCCTAATATAGTTTTCTTTTTCTAAGAAATCTTTTTCTAATTCACTTCTAAATAGATCCATATCTCCATCATAATTATCTGGATTCAATGAAGCATTTGAAGGATCTAAAATTAATCTTAGTTCTGCTACTTTAGATTCAGCTTCTGATGGTGTCCATGATTCGTTAAAGTTTTCTATAGTAAGTCTAGGACCGCTAGGTATATCATCTATAATTCTATCAGGGAAAGCAGGTATTTTATATTTGTTAGCTTCACCAGCATCGTTTTTGTATTCTAATAATCTTAAAACAGAATCTCTCATTTCAGGATCATTAAAATCAAATACTCGCTTATACGATTGATCCATTAAAAATATTTGTCCACCCGATATAGAACTATCAAATCTACGAATTAATGTTCCATTTTTAAATCTTGGGTGTTCTTTTACTGGGTCATTTTCAACTGTAGGTTCACTAGCACTTAATAATTGTTTTTGGAGATCATCTATAATTGCTTGTAGGTTTTCTATTTCATTATCTTTAGCATCTTTACCTGGAGTAATTAACTGGTTGCTTTTTTGAACTAAAGCAGCGTGGCTAAATTCCCCAGTTTCTGGAATATCCAAAAATAATTCATTATACAAGTCAAAAAAATCCTCTATAGTAAAGGTTTGTCTAGCACTAAATAATTCTGAGAAATTAGTGTCTATTACTTCTCTATACTTGTTGCTACTATAGATGTTTTTTCTTATAGAAATATTTTCGTTCATTATCTAACTACTTTAAAATACCATTCTTCATCATAAACCGTTATACCATCATTATTATCGTGTCTAATTAATAAACGATAATATCTTTCTGGTTGCAACCCTTGCATATATAGCTTAAAATACATTCCGTCTGAATTAGCACTTATTTTAGTGTATTCAGTATCAAAAGGAATTATTACTTCTTTTGAAGTGTAATCTTCAATACTATAATAAGCAGTAGTATTTAAATAGTAAGGACGTACATATGACGATGTTGTAGTAAATTCTCTATCGGGGTATTGTGGGCGTGCGTGAATTTTAATAGTGGGTTCTTCACTTTGCTTATATTCCTTTTTAAGATTAGTAATATTTAATTGTATTTTACCTGAAGTTAAAGTACTATCATAATTACTAGGGCGTGGTACTACATAACTTGAATCGTCCCATTTAAATATAAGTGTGGGTGAAAATATAGTATGAGTATCAACTGAGAAATATTTTAAAATTCCTTGATCCGAAGCGTTATTAAATACATCATTTTGGCGTTTAATTATAAATCCATTGTTAGGAATACCGTTAGGATAAGTTTGTGACGCAAATAAACTAGCTGAAAATTTTTGGATTTGACTAGTAACGTTAAAATTTAAATCTAAATCAGTAGTTAAATCAATTGATTGAGTAGATATAAATCCACTACCTGTGTACCAACTACCGCCTAAACCATTAATTATACTACCACTATAACTTGAGGTAGTCCCAGTAGTAGGTCCGGTCCAAGATGTTTTGGTAGTACCATTATTACTATATAACCAAGAGGCACCATCGCTTACAACTCCACTAAAATATGGGTGTTCTAAATATCTTTGCGAGCCGTTATTCCAAGAATTATATAATGGGTTTAATTCTATCGTTTGAGAAATTGGTAGATCATTACTAAATTCAGTGGCGTATAATTTTAAATTGGAGGCAAAACTTCCTGAAATAACGTTAGTTATAACGTCTTGGATTTCAGAATCTTTAAACTTAATTAAAAATCTAGAAGGATAATAGAAATTATCTGCAACTCCTTTTTCAGAAGCTAAAGATAAAGTTTCTACCTTGCCCGTATTTAAATCATTTCTATACGGGTGAGAGTATATTGTTGTATCCTTTTCCGGAAATAAAAAATAATATGCCATAATTAATATCTAGTTATTCTACCTGTGAGGTCTATATTTGGGTATTTTAATTCAAAAATACTAATATCCATAGAAGGATATAAAACATTATTTATAGTTGCTGCTTCAAAATCATATGAATATTGAGAATAACCTAAGGCAGCACCCGTTTTATTTACTAAACGAACGTGTTCTACGTTTTGTACTCCTTTAACTGCACCAATAACATTATAAACCTCATTTATAATAACTGGTTGATTAATTTGCCAATTATCTACGCTAAAATAATCTTGTAAAGCTTGGATACAGTTTAAAAGAACTTCATCGTTATTTGAATTTTTAAACGTCACTATATCAAACTCAACACCAAAATTAATAACGAACGCATCTTTAATATTAATAGCGTCTGTTAACATTCTGTATTCTTCGAGGTAAGTCATTAAATTAGCTCTAGTAGCAGAATTAAGTTGGGTTAGGTTTTTATTATTATCGTACGCTAAAGTATAAAGATTAAGTGCGTTTGGGTTTGAAATTTTAGCGCTGCTGTCTACACTAATTTGATCGTCTCTTACAATGTATGCTTTGGCTATTTTACCAAATTTAGCAGGCATAGATAACGTGCGTATAATGTAATCTTCTTTTGAAACCGTACGAAGTTGTGCTGACGCTTGGGCCATGGAATTTAAACGTATATCTTCAATACTATCGCCAGGACCACCGCCAGTAGCTGGGGTAGGGTTAGTAACAGTTAATGAATTTACCACTGTATTGAGGTAAGTGCTTTCGTTACCTACACTGTTGTTTTTAACAATATTTACAGCATTTAATTTATTAATTACCCCTGATTCAACGTTGGACTGAACTCCGCCTCCTATTAAATAGGTTACAGTAATTGTGGTGTTAGAAGGTACTACACCATATGCTTTTGACATAAGGAAATTTGATGGATCATAAGCTAAATCTAGGTTTGATCTAGAATCTTTAACTCCTATACCAACATTGTCAGGGGTAGGTAAAATTTCTATATCGTTTCCTTCACTAATACCCGCACCAAATTGTAATTGGAGAATATCATTTGAAGTAAATCTAGTTGTAAATCTTTTAGGAACTTTTTTTAATCTTAAAAGATATGGAGTATCGTATGAATATTGATCTAAATTAGGATTATTAGCTACTACGTTTAAGACATCTTCAAAAATTGTTTCTTGAGCTAAATAAGGTACTTCATACCAAGTATTATTGTCTGAATCAACAACTGATTCTATCCCTATAATATTTGAATCAGGGATTTCTAGCGTTAAAAATTTTTCAGGGGCCCCTATTGTAAATGATACTGTTTTAGATTCAGCACTTATTACTTTGCCTGATTTTTTAATCAAATAATAACTAGGATTACCTCCTGAAACATCTAACGGAGTTCCATCTAAAGCATATACCGAAACTTCAGTAGAATCGAGTGAATTACTAACTTGGAAATTTACATCTTCTGTAAGAAGGAAAGATGTTGGGGAAGCTTCTGAAGTTGTAAATGAAGAATTCTTCTTTATAGTTGGTGCATATGACCAATCAGGTGCCCCAGATCCATCGTCGGGTAATGTGATATAAAAATCTAATTCAGTAGTAGAGGGGTTTGAGATAACAGGTTTATATCCTAAATTATATGCTAACGCTAAAAGGTTAGATTTTTCTCTGGCTGATTCTATAAAGGTTTCTTGTATTTGGGTATCCGTGTAATAAGATAAAACGTCGCCTACATAAGAAGCGAGTTCCAAAAATACCATACCGGGGTTACTTTCAGAAAAATCATTAAAACTATCAGGGAAGTAGTTTTTAGTAAAATCAATTAAGTCTTGTTTTAACTGATTGTAGTTTTTATTTAAGTACTTTATATCTTTCTTATTAGTACCCGATGTATTATTTACTTTAGAATAAGCCATTTATTATAATGTTATAGAAATCTCATTTGTATCATTATCTAATAAAACTGTGTAATCTAATTTAACTCGAAGTTGTTGTCCTTCTGGAATAACCTGTAAATTATTTACCTCTATTTGTGGTAAATGAAATTGTAGATTTTGATCAATTCTAGCTTTTAAGTTTGCTATTCTTTGATTGGTTTCAGTGTTTTGGTCAAAAAGAATTTCTCTCAACCCAACTCCATACGATGGTTCGTGATATCTTTCACCCGGAGACGTTAAAAGTAAATTAATAAGATTAGATTTTATTTGATCCTTTGTTGTATAATTAAATTGAAATACACCTTTTTTAGTAAAAGGAACCTTAACCCCAATAGCTTTACGTGCATCGAGGTCAAGTGGATCAATTCTATATCCTATTTTTTTTCTAATTGCCATTAAGGTCTATAATTTTTCTTTTTATCAATAGCGCCCATAATTTCACTGTAATCTTTATTTACAAATTGATTTACAGGGTCATTAGCTGCGAATGTTTCTTCTGGTGTAGGCGCTATGGCAGTTTCAGATAAAAGCGAATTAAGAGTATCATTACCCGTATTAAAATTTGGTGGGGGCATTTGGGCTCTTAATTTGGCTCTAAAATCTTCAACTTCTTGTGTATTGTTTATAGTTTCAACTACGCGTTGTTGTGTTGGTTGAACTGAAAGTTCTTCTTTTAATAGTGCAATTTCACGTCTTAAAGCGTGATCTATTTCTTCTCGCACAACTTTTCTAATAATTTTTTCGAATGCACTTAATTTCATTGCTACTAGTTTTTAATAAATATATTATCTTTTGACTACTTGATACCCAGTGAAGCCGTTTTCCACTAGATATTCAATAAATCGTTCTTTGTTTGAATTTTCTAAATTATCTAATATATCTTCGGGCTCAAATTGTGAAGATAGTAAATTAATTATAGTATCGGTGTCTTGAGGTACACCCGTACCTTGTGGTCCACCACTACCCCCAAAAGCAGGAGGATTTTGAGACATAGATAATTCTAATTCCTTAAGATATCTAAGGAAATTTTCATCTATAAAACGTCTTCTTCTTCTTATTTCTATTAATAATTCTCCTAGTCTTTCACGTGTAGGGTATAATTCATCACGAATTTTTGCTACTTCTGTATCAATAAACTCATTTAATTGGTCGGCAAGTTTAGCTATAGCTTCTATTTCTTTTAATTTTGATTTAGCAAACTTAATGGCGTCACCTAATTTTACAGTAATGGCGCCTTGTGCAATAGGAAATACTTGGGCTATCAAACCTATTTGAGCTGTTCCTATTAATATTCTTAATAAAGGAACAAAATCTGAAAGAAACGCTATAAAGTTAAGGATAGATCCAAAAGCTTTTTCTATATCATTACACTTACCTAATACTCTATCAATTAAGCCAATAGTACGCTGGACAGTATTTTCTATGTCTATACAAACTTGTTTAGTGTCTTTTAAAAACCTTATATTTTTATTATAAGTGGCTACAGCTAATTCAAATTGGTTACGTATAGTATTATATCTTACTTCGTATTCGGCGGGAGTACTTACGGTTTGTAAAAAAGCAGCACCCGCCTCTACTTGAGCATCAAACTCTTCTTGAGTAGGAATAGCGCTAGTAATACCTCTAGTAATGCTTTCAGCCGTAGGGATATTGTAACTAATTTTAGCTTCTATAAAAGGAATCTGTTCGCCTATAGCAATGGTTTCTCTTTTATTAGAGTTAAAGATATTCATTATCCTCGGCAGTTGGGCGGAAAATACAGCGATCATTTTATATAAACGTTTTTACTTTTAATATCCTTAAGGCGAGTTTTAAATATATTTAATTGAGATACTAACGGAGATATTAAACCAGCATTAGCGGGGCTTGGGATTGTTGGTAATGCGGGTAATGTGGTTATTTGGTGTAATGTAGGTAATACTACACTATATAATTGATTTAAGTGATCTAATATATCAGTTAATAACCTTTCTAATTCTTGACCTTTAACAGCAGGGTTATCTGCTCTTTTATTATCACTTTTAATTAC